GGTATACAAGTTTTACAAGAATGTATACAATATGCTGAAGAGTTCCCCGTCCAGGGATTGCATGGAGTAAAAGAGTATCACGATAGTGTGCAGAATATTTATGATGGCAATGAGCAGAAGGCTTTTAGTACTGGATTCAAAGAGTTAGATAAAATATACAAGGTCATGCCAAGTACATTTAATTTGATAACTGGTATTCCAAATCATGGTAAAAGTAATTTTTTAGATCAGATACTTTTAAACTTAGCAGAGAATGAGAATTGGAACTTTGCAATATTTAGTCCAGAGCATTCAACTCCAAATCATATTAGGCGTTTACTTGAGAAGAGATGCAGAAAGCCATTTGATATAGGACTGACTGCTAGAATTACCCAAGATGATTTGAACAATGGTATAGAATTTTTAGATAATCATTTCAAATTTATTGAGAATACAGAAGAGATTCCAGACATAGAGTTTATATTAGGTAAGGCAAAGATTGCTAAACAAAGGTTTGGTATCAAGGGTTTAGTCATAGATCCATTTAATCAGATCAGTCCTAATAGAGATTATTCTAAAAGAGAAGATGAACACATTCGTGACATAATTGCCAAGTGTCAGCAATTTGCAAGAAACCACCAACTAGTAGTTTGGATGGTAGCTCATCCACATAAATTACAGAGGAATGATAGTGGCGTAGTTCCTCCACCAGATTTATATCAAGTAAGTGGATCAGCACATTGGGCAAACATGAGTGATACTGCATTAGTAGTACATAGAGACTTTGAAGATAATTCTACCAAGATCATTACAAGAAAAATAAGAGAGCAAGGTATATATGGTCACATAGGACAAAAGTTTTTTACATATAACAATACAACTAAAGTTTATGAAGAAGTTGTAGAGGAGAATACAGATGGATATTACGTCTGATATAGATGAAGCTACACAAAAAGTTCTAGATCAAAAGTATGAAGATGCTATGCTATTAATTAAAGAACAGAACTTCAAACTATACACAAGACTAAGAGCTAATGAGAAAGTTGGGTTTGAAAAAAATGTAGATACAAACATTAATGAAGATGAACAATTTGAGATGGGGTTATGAATTGCTGGGCTTGTAATACAGATTTAATTTGGGGTGGTGATCACGATATACCCATAGAGGATGACGATGAGCATTCAATTGTTACTAACTTATCTTGTCCTAAGTGTGAAGCTCTAGTAATTGTTTATCACGATAAGAGAGAAGTAAATGAAACAAAAAACTAAAAAAACTATTAAGAAGGTTGGAAGACCTAAATTTGTAGTTACAAAAGATATGTGTGAAAGAGCAGAAGCCTATGCATCTCAAGGACTTACGTCAGAACAGATAGCTTTAGCTCTAGGTATAGGCGAATCAACTTTGTATGATAAACAGAACGAATTTAAAGAGTTTGCAGAGGCTATAAAAAGAGGCAAGGGTAGAGGCATTCAAAGAGTAACTAATAAATTATATGAGAAAGCTCTTGAAGGCGATAATACTGCTATGATCTTTTATTTGAAAAACAGAGCGGGTTGGCAAGATAAAATAGAGAAAGAAACTATAATAGAGCAAAGGCAAGTAATAGACTTAACTAGGATAAGCGACAATGAACTTAGCAAACTTAAATCAATCCTTACCTCAGTTACTACAGAAGGTGGAAGCAGAGGAAATGAAAAGGTCATTGAAGGAGTTCACGAAAAACTCTTGGGAAGCGATTGAACCCGGTAGAGATTTCTATGACAATTGGCATATAGATGCAGTATCAGAACATCTACAAGCAGTCGTAGAAGGCGATATAAGAAGGCTAATAATAAATATCCCACCAAGACACATGAAGTCCATTAGTGTTGCAGTAGCATTGCCCGCTTGGACTTGGACAATACAACCATCCAAAAGATTTCTGTTTGCAAGTTATGCAGGATCTTTATCTATAAGAGATAGCGTAAAGTGCAGAAGATTAATTGATAGTGCTTGGTATAAAAGATACTTTGGAGAAGCATTTTCATTAACGTCAGATCAAAATCAAAAGCAAAGATTTGAGAATGATAAGACTGGTCAAAGAATTGCAACGTCAGTTGATGGAGCACTAACTGGAGAAGGTGGTGACATAATAGTTATTGATGATCCACATAACGTAAGAGAAGCAGAATCATCTACAGTCAGAGAAGGAGTTCTTGAATGGTGGGATCAAGCTATGCAGACAAGATTGAACGATCCTAAGACTGGTGCATTTATTATTATTATGCAAAGAGTACATGAGAACGATCTAACTGGGCACATATTGGCAAACGAATATAATGATTGGGATCACTTATGTTTGCCCGCAAGATATGAAATAGGTCATCCAACACCTACCAAAACATCATTAGGCTTTACAGATCCAAGAACAAAAGAAGGCGAACTACTATGGGAGAAGAGAATAGATCATAGTACATTAGAACAATTAGAAAAAAGTCTTGGCTCATATGCGGCAGCGGGTCAACTTCAACAAAGACCTATGCCAAAAGGTGGTGGAATATTAAAGGCTGAATGGTGGGTTCCCTGGGAAAAAGAAGACTTGCCAGAGATAGATTACTTAGTTCAAAGTTATGATACTGCCTTTAGTACAAAAGAAACAAGCAGTTACAGTGCAAGAACTACTTGGGGTATTTTTAAGATGAATGGACAAGTTAATGCTATAGTAGTAGAAATGTGGTATGACAGAGTAACATATCCAGAATTAAGGAAACTTGCACAAGATGCATATGATGAGTGGCAACCAGATACAGTTTTGATAGAGAAGAAGGCTAGTGGTCAAAGTTTGCTACAAGATTTAAGAATGGGTGGGATTCCAGTGTTGGCTTACTCACCAGATAGAGACAAGATTGCAAGAGCACATAGTAGTTCTGCATTGTTAGAAGATGGTAGAATATATTATCCACATGGGAAAAAATGGGCAAAAAATCTAATTGATATATGTTCAGCCTTTCCTGCGGGCGATAATGATGATATAGTTGACACTTGTACACAGGCTTGGTTAAGATTGAGAAAAGGTTGGTTTATCACTCATTCTACAGATTATGACGAAGATGATAGTACAGAAGAGAGAAGGATGACAATATATGGCTAGAGAACCTCAAGTAATTCCCTTTGCTGAAGCTATGCCTTCAGATAGTTTTCAAGTTGAAGAAATTGGTAATGATGAAGTTCTAGTTGGTGATCCAAGTCTAGACATTGAAGATAAGTTAGAAACTGGCTTTGATGAAAACTTGGCTGAACAAATTGATGCAAATGAATTAAATGCAGTTGCTAGTGATTTAATTAGTTTCTATGAAACAGATAAGAACGCTAGATCAGAATGGGAATATAGATACAAGCAAGGATTAGAGACATTAGACCCACAAGGTGGTCAAGAGGAAGAAGAAGATCAAAGGGCATCAAGAGGATTAAGTACTGTAGTTCATCCTATGATAGCAGAAGCCGCAACACAATTTAATGCAAGAGCAATAGCAGAATTATATCCAAGTGGCGGGCCAGTCAAAACTGTTATAGTTGGCGATCCTAATGAGGAGATGGAAGAACAAGCAAAAAGAGTAAAAGATTATATGAATTATCAGATTACTCAAGAAATGCCAGAATATTTCCCAGATTTAGATCAGATGTTATTTCAGCTACCATTAGTTGGACACACATTTAAAAAAATATGGTGGGATGCAAACTTAGAAAGACAGTGTTCTCAATTCGTGAAAGCAGAAGACTTTGTAGTATCACCAGAAAGTAAAGATCTTTATACCTCTATCAGATATACTCATGTAATTAGAATGCCAAGAAATGACTTTAATAAGTATGTGCAGTCTGGTTTATATCTACCAAGCAAATATACCTCAGAAGACATAGATCCAAGTGGAGATATTGGAAGTGAGATAGAAGGCGTAGATCCTTATAATAGTGAATCTAAAGATGAGGTAATGACATTGTTAGAGATGCATTGCTATCAGAGCTTTGATGGAATTGATGACGTAGATCAAGAAGAAGATAATCAAGTTCACCTACCTTATGTAGTTACAATTGACTATGATTCAGAAAAGGTCGTAGCAGTTAGACGTAATTGGGAAGAGCAAGATGAGAAAAAGAAAAGAAGAGATTGGTTCGTAAGTTACAAGTTTTTACCAGGAACTGGGTTCTATGGTTTTGGTTTGTATCATATGATAGGTGGACTTGGTAGAGCGGCTACTGGGTCATTAAGAGCACTGTTAGATAGTGCGGCTTTTGCAAATATGCAAGGTGGGTTTAAACTAAAGGGTAGAGTTACTGGTGGAGAGATGCAGATTAATCCAGGTGAATTTGCTGACTTGGATGCTACTGTAGATGATGTAAACAAAGCGATAATGCCACTGCCTTTTAAAGAACCTTCTCAAACCTTGTTCAATCTTATGAACTCTATCACTGATATAGGTAGAAGATTTGCCAATACTGCAGACCTTAATGTTGGGGATGTTAATCCAAATGCTCCCGTTGGAAGTACTGTCGCACTGATTGAACAAGGTAGTAAATCATTTAGTGCCATTCACAAAAGATTACATTATGCACAAGGGCAAGAATTTAAACTTTTATCTAAATTAAATGCAGAATATCTACCAGAAGAATTTAAGTTTGCACAAAGTGGTGTAGATACAATTATCTATGCTAAAGACTTTAATGATAGAATAGATATTATTCCAGTCAGTGATCCAAACATATTTAGTACTGCACAAAGAATAGCACAAGCTCAAGCAGTATTACAGATGGCTAATTCAGCACCTCAATTACATGATCAGTATGAGGCGTACAAAAGAATGTATGAAGCGATTAGAATTAATAATATTGATGAAATACTAAAAGCACCAGAAGAAGCAGTAAGATTAGATCCAATAGATGAAAATATGTCTGTTATGTATGGTAAGCCTATAAGAGCATTTCCAGAGCAAGACCATGACAGTCACATTGCAGTTCATATGCAGTTTTTATCTGATCCTTCTCTAGCTGGAAATCCAGGGGCAAGAAGTATGCAACCAATATTAATTGCTCATATAGCTGAACATATAGCATTATTGTACAGGCAGCGGATGCAAAGTGGTATTAATATGGAGATGCCACCATTGCCAAATCTCAAAGATCCTAAATTTAAGTTTGAGGATATTGACCCAGCACTTGACATGGCAATAAGTCAAAGAGCCGCACAAGTAGTTGCTCAAGCTCCACAAATGGAAGCTATCAAGCCACTTATAGGCATGATGCAACAACAACAACAAAACAACCCATTACAATATGCACAAGAACTTGCTAAACTAGAGACACAAGCGTTAGAGGCAAGAACAAGAGTGCAGATAGAGGCTGATCAAGCTAAAGCAAAACAGAAACTTGCAATTAATGAAGCAGAAGCTAAACAAGATATGCAGATAGAACAAGCTAAATTACAACAAGATTTACAAGCTAAAGTACAGAAGCTAGAATTAGAATTACAACTAGAACGAGAAAAAAACGCAATTAAACTACAAAAGGAGCTAAGATAATGCCAATAGT